TCTCCGCTTGCTAAAGGGACTGTCATTTTTGATAGTGTTGAAATTGCCATTATATTGCTCCTAATCTAATATTATTTATCATAATTACAGTCCTGCTATTTCTCCAGTATTTTTAAGCCTTAGTGGAATGTAAATAAATTCAACTGCTTTCACTGGTTCAACAGCTATATCTAAATATAGTTCGTTTCTGTCAATTCTTGCAGGTGTATTATTTGACTCATCACATACTACTAAGAAATCAAAAAGTGCTCTCTGACCTACTAGTTCTAACAGTAGACTTTCTGCGGCTTGTTTTATTTCATCTCTTGTAATCTTATCATTTGGTTCAAACAAGTAAGGTTTTGCTAATACATTAAGTTGACTTCTAAGGAAAATAACCAGTCTTGCAACATTAATTCTATCCAAAGAACTTGCAGTTAACTGTCTAGTTTTTTGTCCAAAATTAACTAATCCTGCTCCTGTAATAAATGTAATAGGATTAACATTATTTGCATACAAAGTATCTCTCAAACCTTCGTTCAGTGCAACTGATTTAAATTCACCTTCAGCTGTAATAAATCCTGTTGAACTTGCATTTGTAATTCCGCCACGTCTTGTGCCTGCAGGTGCAAACCATGGAAAAGAGACTTGGTCACTTAACGCAATAGTTCTCATCATCATATGACTCGGTGGTACAACAACATTGTTTCCAAAGTTATCACTTGTAAATCCTGCTGGATAAAATACTGCTAAGTTTGGATCTGCTGTAACTAATCCGTTATCATTATCTTCAACTGCGTTATTAGTATTAGTTGCCCAGTTGTTGATGTCTGTTGCATTTGCTTTTAACCTAAACGGAGAATCACCTACTATAAACGCAGTTAGTCCTCTGTCAAAGTTTAGAGATTTCATTTCTCCTATTAATTCAGGATATCCAGGACATGCCATCATGTTAAATATTCTAGACTCATCATCTCTAATATCTTCATTACTATTGACTAAAGCCTGTAATGCCTGAACAACAACTTTTCTTTGAGCTTTTCTGCCAAAAGAACCAGATCCATCTGCTTGGTTAGCTGACTCAGTTACCCAACGATTAGCATGATAAGCTGCCATGCTTTGATCATTGTATCTAGTGTTACTAGATGCAGTGCTTATATAGTTTCGTCTGTATTTTTTGACATTAAATCCACTTCTTCTAGTGTTAAAAAGAAGCATTCCTTTTGGATATAGTGCAGGATCTGGCGCATCTGGATCCATAAAATCACTAGCTAATAGATCTGCAATATCTCCTGCTTTATCACTATTTGCTCCTGCTGTATTGTATCTAGCATCGGCAAACAAAATACCTTCTTCTGTAGTTTGATCACCAGTATCCATTATAAACCATCTATTAGCAACAGGTAAATCTGTCCTATCGCTGTTATGCTTATAAATTTTTGGATAATTTTCTAAATCTGAAGTGTTAATCCAAAGATCGCCTGTGACTAGTGCTGTGCCATCGCTTTGTAATGTTGGTGCTGTTGCACTTACAATAGGTCCTGCAGGATCAGTCTGTTTTGTACTATCTGCATTATAAAAAGGACTTGCAGTAGAACTTTCTCCACTTGATCCATCATATAGATAACCTACAAATTCACTTCCATTATGAACAAGGATATCAGCTTCGTCTACAGTAGAATTATACCAAAGTGTACCTTCTGCTGTTGTTGCTGTTACTTCATTATCACTTGCTGTATAACTTAATACTTTCCAAAGTGTTGCTTGTAACTGTTTTGGATCTGTAGAGCTATCTGTGCCCTGAACAAACATTAAATTAGGTGTACCTGAAGTTGCATCAACAAAAGGTGTATAACCTACTGCTGTCAAAACTCCATCTGTATCTACAAATTTTATATCGCCTCCTAATGCATGTGAAATTGTAACTTTATTTTGTGCATTTACAGTTGCAGTTACATTTTCAATACCTGCATCATTTATAGCAGAAGCTAATACAGTTGCATCACTTACTGCACCTGTGTATATACCTGAAACAGTTTTTGCTACACTGTAAGATGCAGTGGCATTATCTGTTGCTTGTACAGTGAAAGATTTTGTTCCTGCTGGAACTGATCCGGATATAACTTTTGCTGATACAATAGTTGTTGGTGCAACACCGTTTCTTCTATAAATTTTAAAAGTTGCTAACGGTCTTGCATCTCCTGCAACATTACTCAACACATACAAATCACCTGCTAATAGATTTGCTCCACCGCCTGTTTTATCCATGTCATAAATGGCGTTTGCATTTGAAGAGTAAATGTTAGGATTAAGTGTTTCCCATAGTTTCGTGCTATCATTCCATTTTCTTACAGAATACTTTGCACCTAAGTTTGGTGTTGTAGTTTTAATCCACACACTACCAGTAGGTCTTGCATATGTATCTGTAGACTTATATTCTGGAATATTTGTATGTTTTGCAATAGTTAATGCTGGCGGATAATATGTACCTGCGGCTATTCCTAACTCTGAAAGTCTAGTTGCATCGCCACCTATTAATATATCACCACCTAATGTTGAATCATTAGATGCACTACCTGTACCATCGCTATAAATTTCTAACTTACCGTCAACAGCATCAGCAGTAACACCAGTAATTAATAATCCATTAATGGTTGTTGCTACATCTGATACAGTATCTGATGAATTTACAGCAACACTAGTACCGTTAATACTAATATTTGCAGTTCCTGCAAAGGTTGGATTTGCATTTGAACCTTTTATAGTTGGCCAACTTTTTGCCCACGGATCGCTTCCAACTAGTACCCAAGTTCCTGATTTATTTCTATAGAATATTCTATTAAGTGTTGTTGTAGCAACAACGGCATATTCTCCAACAGATCCTACAGTGCTGGCAGGTATAGTTCCGCTGAATCCGTTTGTGCCTAATGATCCTGTATTAACAGTTTGTGTTTCATCTGTAATAACAATTGGAACTTTGTTTGAAAAAACTTGTCCTTTGTTTAACACAGAATCTCCATTCCATTGTTGTATACCCCAAAGTGTATTTTTGGTATCTAACCAATAAGTTCCGTCTTGGGGTGTTGCGGCAGGTGCATTAACAGATGCTTCTAATTGTCCTAAGTCAATATCTGCTCTTACAACATATGCTCTGTTTGCAATACCTAAATATGAGTATGCCGCTTGCAATCCATATTCATTCAATTCACTTCCGTGAATTGGATTATTGGTAGTATCTGTTTTAAAGATTGGATCGCCAAATGTATCTACTAAATCTCTTTGTGAAGTTAATAAGTACGGATTACCTGCTAGTGCTGTAGTCGTACCCGGTGCTGTTCCTGTGCCTGCACCATTCTTTTTGTTAGCTGCCGTAGCAACAAATATCATTGGTAAAGTACCTGGCTCCGCTGGGGTGTAGAAACTTTCATCTACAACGCTTACCTGTACTCCCGGTGAAACTAATCCTGCCATGTTATTTCTCCTATCGTGGACGTATTCATTCTAATAGTATTTAGCAAAATTATCTTAAAACTATGGTTCAAATGTTATAAAAAAGGGACCATAAAGGTATGGTAAATATAATATGAGACCGTTATGTAAATGTGGACAAAATCCTGCCGCTGTAAATTATAAAAAAGGTAATAGAACTTACTATAGAAAATTATGTGAACGGTGTTTGCGTAATGGACTTAATCATGGTGTTCCTAAATGGAAACAAATAGGTTATGAAAAGAAAAGTAGTTGTGAAAAATGCGGATACAAAAGCAAGTATTCTCAACAATTTAATGTATTCCATATAGATGGTAATTTAACTAATTGCCATTTCAGAAACCTAAAAACAATTTGTGCGAATTGTCAAAGGATATTACACACAGAAGGTATTAAGTGGAAACAAGGAGATCTTTCACCTGACTTTTAAGCATATCAATTGTAGAGTCGTTTGAAACGATATAATCCATTTGAACATTTGCCCACGCCCATTCGGATTTATGGACGTCTTCTGGAATTTGTCCTAAATCTTTATAAAGCCTGAACCATAATGGATCAGGGCCTCTTCTTACTTGGCAAATTCTACCGCCTAAAGACCTAATCATTTTTGCTTCATTTTCAAATCTAACATCTGGTATAACATAGTTTTGTTTTGTATCTTTAAGTAAATACTGTTTTACTAAACTTACCCAAATACCATCATAAAAACCATTACGCATACAATCAGTACCAAATAGTTGAAGGATAAGGCGCGGTGTAATTTCTTCACCAGTTTCTTGTGTCCAAAATTGATCTTTTTGTTCTCGCCATTTTCTTGATTCATCTGTATCTCCTTCTAGCATTTGTCTATCCCAGCCAAATACTGCACTAACACCATCTTTTAATTTATCAGCAAATGAAACTTTTTTATAATTATGTTCGTCTACTAGTATATCAGCTACAGAACCTTTTCCTGATCCAATCAGTCCACAGATACCAATTATCATATGAATTTCCTTAAGTTATACATGCATTATATAGAATTTTTTATGTTTTGTCAAGTAATAAATTTTGCAAATAGTAACATTGCTGTGCCGGTTATTGCGGCACTTGATAATATTGCAATCCAAAAACCCAATGAATATATAGATACAAATATAGGAAAAAATATAAGACTAATTAAAACAAAATATACTGTTTGAAAACTAAATGTTTTTAGTGTTTGAAAATCAACTCCACTGTAATACATAATAATTAATGTAATGAAAGTAACAATAGGAATACCCATAATAAAAGCTCCTATTGTAGGTTGTTTTTGGGCTATTGTGCTAACAACGCCAATTATTAATCCGCCTACTATAGATTTTATAATAATATCTAATAACATTAACCAATTGTGAACCCGTAGCCTACGCCCCCAGGTACTGCTGTAGATACCTCTGCTTCAAGTTTTTCCATTTCCTGTGCCGCTTCATTTTTAAGAGTATCACCGTTAAGTTGTCCTCCACCTTGTGGCCCTGCAATAGTTGCAAATTTACTTCTTGCTTCTCCTAGCATGTATTTACATGTTGCTACTGTATAATCCTTAATCCATTGTATTGCTAGATAATCACTTAGTAATTGTTCGTCTGATCTATAATTATAAACATACAATAAAAGATCTTCTTCTGCCCTTGGTCTTTGTAAAAGTGTCAAAACTTTAGTAGTTGTATTCCATTTGAATTCTATAAAAGATCCAAACATTCTTCCGACTAGTTCTTGGTATTGAGAAAAGTAATCATAAGTTGCTAATCCGCCCATGTTTGAACTAGCCAGCAAATAGGTATTTGTATACGCTAAATTAAATGGCTCGAAAAGCGTACCTCCACCACCACCTCCTGATCTAGATCCAATAGATCTTCTAAATAATCTACGAACCTCTATTACTTCATTTGGTAGAGTATAAGCATTTTGATCGATCACAGTTGGCATAAACATATATGATTCTTCCACGCTGTTATCTGATCTTTGACGAAATCTTGTTAGTGCTTTTTTAAGGGCTGTTTCATAGTGATCTGGATCAAGTTCCACATCAACCATACCACCGCCCAACATATTAAACACATAATCGAATATTTCTTGCTTCTTTGTCTTTAATTCTGCCATAAGTGTTTCTCCATAGTATTTATCGTTCGATAAATATGTATATGCCAAGACTATCTTTATATAAACCGGAAAAGGGCAAAGATTATGAATTTATAGACAACCGAGTCTATGAGATGTTTACTGTCGGCGGAACAGACGTAAATGTACACAAATATCTAGGCCCAAAAGAAATAGACAAAAGTAAAGCAACAGCAGATGTTCCAAAATATGATGTAATAGCTGAAACAAACATACAAGATTTGCTGTTTTTAGAAAATAGAGACAGAAAATATGATCCAGATATCTATACTATGAGAGGTATATATAATGTTCAAGATATTGATTTTAATTTATCACAATTTGGATTGTTTCTAAGTAATGATACTTTGTTTATGACAATGCACATAAATTCAACAGTAAAAACTCTGGGCAGGAAAATAATGTCAGGTGATGTTATAGAAATACCACATTTACGTGATGAGTATGCATTCGGCGATTTTGAAACTGCGATGAAAAGATTTTATGTAGTTGAAGAAGTTACTAGAGCATCCGAAGGATATAGTCCTACATGGTATCCGCATTTATATAGAATCAAGTTAAAACAAATTATGGACAGTCAAGAATATAAAGATATATTTGACAGACCTGTCAACGAAGAAGTGCCAGGTGGAGATACATTACGTGATTTACTGTCTAATTATAATAAACAGATAGAAATTAATGATGCAGTGGTAAAACAAGCTGAAGCAGACACTGCAAAATCTGGTTATGATACAACAAATTTATTTACTTTAGAAGTCAATAAAGATGGTAAGGTTGATATTGTTACTACAGATTCAAACACATTAGATGCTAGTACAGCAAATGAACTTGCAGATAGAGTAATGCAAACTCCTAAAAGAGAGGGATATGATGGATACTTGTTAGGAGACGGCATAGCTCCTAACGGTGAAAGTTTTGGACATGGTATAGGTTTTCCACAAGGACAAATTGAAGGCGACTATTTCTTAAGGACAGATATGTTACCTAATAGATTATTTAGATATGACGGTAGAAGATGGGTCAAAATAGAAGATTCCGTACGTATGGATATGACCCAAAGCAGTACAAGAAATACACAAAAAACAGGATTCATTAATAATTCTAAAACTGATACAATCGGAGGTGAAGTTACTGAACAAAGACAAAGTTTAAGTAAAGCACTAAGACCAAGGGCAGATAACGAATAATGCAACACTTTTATGATGGACAAATAAGACGCTATATTACACAAATTGTAAGATTGTTATCTAATTTTTCTTACAAAGATAGTCAAGATAAACTTGTAAAAATTCCTGTCATGTACGGTGATATGACTAGACAAGTTGCTTCTATTATAAATGATAATTCAGAAAATAAAATTCCAAGTGCTCCACGAATGGCAGTTTATATTACAGGATTAGAACTAGATCAAGCAAGACTAGCAGATAGTAGCTATGTAAGTAAACTTAACATTAGAGAACGTGCATATGACGAAGAAGGTAAAGAGTACCTCAATACGCAAGGAAAAAATTATACTGTAGAAAGATTAATGCCAACTCCTTATAATTTAAGTGTAAATGTTGATGTATGGAGTACTAACACCGATCAAAAATTGCAAATTTTAGAACAAATTTTAATGCTTTTTAATCCAAGTTTAGAAATTCAAACTACAGATAATTATGTTGACTGGACAAGTTTAAGTGTTGTAAATTTAACAAGCACTAATTTTAGTAGTAGAACAATACCTATGGGGACTGAAACAGAAATTGATGTTGCTACACTAGGATTTACTACACCAATTTATATAAGTCCTCCAACAAAAGTAAAACGTTTAGGTGTTGTAACAAATATAGTTACAAGTATTTTTGACGAAAGTAGTGGTAATATAAATCTTGAACTTAGTGCACCGCAACTATTAGCTTTTGCAGATACAAGTAGACCAGAAGCCGCAGGAAAAACAAGAGTAAAAATTGATAAAGATGGTAATGTAGTTAACGAATTTGGTGCTATGGAAACAACTAAACAAGGTGTATCTATACATAATAGCACAACTTATCATAATTATGATTTATTAGTTTTAAATAACACACTTAAATTAATTGATAACGGAATAGCAGGAAGACGTAGCTGGCCTGAATATCTTAATGCAATAGGAGGTGAGGGTATATTTCAGTCTGGTATTACAGAAGTAAGATTAAAACGTTCAGATTTACCAAATGAAATAGTAGGATATATTGCACTTACAACTTTAGATGATTACACAATTACCGTAAATTGGGATAATGATACTTTACCAACAGATACAATTCTTACAGGACTAACTGGAGAAAACAGTAAAATTAATTTTATCATAGATCCACTTAAAACAAATCCTGTAAATTTAAAACAAGTAGGAATAAAAATTCTTTTATTAGAAGAATCCATAGGAGATAAAGATAATGAAGATGGAGCAGATGCTTGGAAAAATGCAGATGGATCTGACTTCGTTGCCGGTGCAAATGATATTGTTGAATGGACCGGAACCAAATGGAACATAGTGTTTGACTCAAGTGAAAACACAGAAAAAACCATATATACTACTAATCTTAACACAGGAATACAATATAAGTGGATAAATGGCGAATGGTTGTTAGCGTTTGAAGGTGAATATCCACATGGCACTTGGCGTTTGAAGTTTTAAGATAATTAATTACATGCAAAAGATAGTATGTAGTGGTGCTTTGCTCTACGCTAGAACCACAAAAAAATTTTTATTCTTACATAGGACACAAGGCAAACAGAACCGATTATGGGGTCTGGTTGGCGGAACAAATGAAGATAAAGAAACTCCGTGGAATGCATTAAAAAGAGAAATAAGTGAAGAGATAGGTGACGTAGATATTAAGAAATCTATTCCTTTAGAAACTTTTATAAGCAACGATAATAAGTTTTCTTTTCATACTTATCTATGCATAGTGCAAGAAGAATTTATTCCAAAATTAAATATTGAACACGACGGATATGCATGGACTTCTTTTGGTTCTTGGCCCAAACCTTTGCACCACGGTTTACGTAATACATTAAATAGTAAAACAAATTTAACAAAATTAGAAACAGTTTTTAAACTAGTGGAATTTATAGAATGAAATTAACTGATAAAGGTGTAGTCAAACAAGATTGGGGTTACGAACTTTTGTGGGCACCAGCTGATACATACAGTGGTAAAATTTTAGTGTTTGAAAGAATTCATGCTAAAACGCCAATGCAGATGCACAAATTAAAAAATAAGACACTTTTTGTAAATAACGGAAAATTTAAAGTTAGATGGATTAATACAAACGATGCAGAGGTTTTTGAAACTGAAATACCAGAAGGGCACACTTTCGAAATCAAAGCAATGGTTCCGCATCAAATTATTAATTTAACGCAATCAGGAAGTATAACTGAAGTAGGTGATAAAGAGACTGAAAAAGATACTTATATATTAGTAAAAGCAGACAATGTAGGAAACAATGTTACCGGAACTTAAAAATTCAGAAGTTGTAAGCAAAAGTTTACAAGATTACAAACACAAAAGTACATTTATTACAAATCAAGATGTTCAAAAAGAATTAAATAATTTAATTTTATCACTTGAAGAACAAGTAAGAGATTTAGAACAAGCCCATCGTATACGTACAGCAGGAAGTTTAAAGCCTAGTCTTTTTACAGCTAATAGACAGAATATTCATAATACAAGAAAACGTATTATTAGTATTTTTAAAGAAAATAATATTCCTATATAGTAGATATTTGTTTAATATTAATCGTGCCATTCATAGGTCCGTGGCTTGTACACTGGTATTGATAATTGCCCGAAATACCTTGAGGTATCTGCCAGTATAAAACTCCACCTGTTCTAGCATTTGCACTAGACCCTGTAGTGACAGTGCCTGTTGTAGTAACATGTACTAATCCTGTATCGTATGATGATCCGCCTGTATCCTGTATTTGAAAAGGATGACTAGATGAAACTCCTTGTAAATTAAAAGCAATAGTGGTTCCAGAAATAGCATATATGGTAGGATTATCAGTTGCGCCATAGTGGCTTGTAAATCTGTATGATGATGCTGAATTATTTGTTACAGTTAACATTACAATAGCTGGCATATATATTTCTGCAACATTTAGTCCCGCCGCAGTAGCGTCAGTGGTACCTGAAAAAGTACTAGATCCTCCGCCACCTGATGCAGTAGAATTGATTGTAATAGAATCATTTGTTGCATTAGTAGTTAATGTTATATTGCTACCTGCAATAAATGTTAGTGTATCGTTTGTGTTATCTGCTGACACTGTAGATTGCCCGTCAACTGCGATATTGCCAAATAAATTTTGTGAACCACCGCCGCCTCCTAGATCCTCATGATTAGCAAGCCTTACCCAAGCACCAGCATGAGCAAAATATGCCGCACCAGTTGCATGAACATGTGCAAACATACCGTGATATGTAGTTGCAGATGGCAAATCTACAAGATTATCATAGACGTTGGCAAATTTTATTTTTCCTGTTGTAGTAATATCATTACTGCCCATATCAAGATTTGATCCAGTAATTGCGGCTATAGCATCTGCGTCACTATAACTTCCACCACCACCGCCTCCTCCACTGCCTGAGTAATCAACAGTCAAAGTGTCACCTGTTACAGATGTAGTGATATCAGTACCGCCTGCAATAGTTAGTGTATCAGTAGGTAAATTTGCAGTGGTACTACCTGTATCTCCTGCAAAAGTTATAAATTTGTTTGTTACAGCTCCGCCACCGCCTGTACTACTTAGAACACTCCAAGCTGTACCATCCCATGTCCATGTGATATTTCCAACTGTATGTGTATCATTTATTGCCGGTGTATCAGGAAAATCTATTGCCATATTAACCTCTCTGTGTATTTAGTAGATATAAACTTGGTTAACACTAAACCCTGCTCCTTCATTTGCATGTATGTAAATGTAATTATCAGTTACATGTACATCATCTTTCCATCTCATATTCCATGTTGACGATCCTATAACTGTATTTCCAGGACTGTTTAAAGTGTATTTTACATTTCCATATTGATCATATATTACTACTTTGTTTAGTGTAGAATCGTAAATATTATTCCACAATGCGCCTATAAATCCTGCAACAGAACTTGTTGCATTTGCATTTCCGCTTAGGGCCTTCACAGCGTTCAAACCTGATTGGTCATTACTTGTTGAATCTACACTAGGATTATTTGCTGTTGCACGTAAAGCCATATTGCTAACTTGATAAAATCTTATTCTTCCTACATCTTGATATCCACTGTAGTCATCTCCTGCTGATGAAACTGCAACTCCAAGTCCTCCGTGGGCAACCAAATTTCCTAATCCATATAAACCATAGTTTCCTGCACCTCCTGCTAGAGAATTTCCTGCTATAAAATTGCTGTAGTTTAGATCCAGATCAGCTTTACGGAATAATCCTACATCTTGCCAGTTTTGTGATCCCAATACATAGTCATAACCTTCGCATCCTGTAAATAGTGTGTTGTTAGATTGGCATATGGTTACTGTATCATTAAATTGATTTGTAGTTTGATTTACTACAGATTTTTCGCTAAATCCTCCAGTACTTCCGTCATATTCATAAACTCTTACATATCCGCGACCATTTCCTGCATTATTGTTTCCGTCTATTCCATTAAAAGCAATAGCAAATTTCTCTTCATTTCCGTCTAAAAATTTTGTAAACCGAGGAAATCTGCCTTGTGAATTAGATAGGCCACTACCTCCACCCGTAAAGGCAGATGTATGAGCAGTTATAGTTTGATGTAATGTGTAATTTGCAAAATTATCCATAGTCCTATAAATCATTATCTTCATTTCAAATTCACTCGTAGAAGGATTTTTATATCTAGGTGCCGCTATTATAAGATACTTGTACGCGGCATATGTACACATAGTAATCGCCTGTCCAAAGTATGCTTGATACTCTCCAACATTTGATGACTGAGCCCACGGACTTTCTATAAGATTTATGATACTTTGATTTGATCTATTGTAGACATACACTTGTCCGCAGTTATATCCATATACACCTCCTGCTGAATTAAGTCTACCCTCAGCAAGTGGATCTCCTAAAACTACAATGTCGTTGTCTCCTGCTAATACGCTACCAAACACATACGGATACATAGCTTTACCATTGACAGTATCTCCACGTGCAGGTTCGTTAATGATTCCAACCAATGCTGATCCTGGTACTCTAGGCGCTTGACTAGTATCTGCTATAGTGGCACTTGTACTAGGACTACCGGTGCTGTTTCCTTTATTATCAGTACTGCCCAAAGTTATCGTTAATGTTTCATCGCCTTCAGTTGTCAAATCATTAGCAATTATTGTTTTACTAGTTGAGTAAACACCTCCTTCATATGTGGTACCTCCTAGCAATGTAAGCACACCAGTAGTTTGATTAAGGTCTGTGCTTGCTCCACTTGTTGTGGTAGCTGTATACGGAACTTGAATCGATTTGTCTGTATTGTTTGTGTAATCTACTGAAATCGTTACTGTGTCTCCTTCATTGTAAGTAACTTTATCCAAACTTATACTGTTGTATACTGTGGCAGGATATGTGTCTGATATTGTAATATCCGCACTTTCTAAACTATTGGTTTCATTACCTATACTGTCAGTAGAAGCCAATCTAACAAAAAATACTTCATCGCCTTCTGTTGAAAAATCGCCTTCAGCTTGTAAAGTTATACTTGCTGTACCATCTGCTCCGATTGTAAAAATTCCTGGATTTCCAGGACCAGTTTTAAAATCTGATGAATTTATTGTACCTGATCTTTGTACTATTGTATAACCTACTGTTGTGCCTTCTGGAACATCTGTTGTTGCAATAGTAAAAGACACTTGTGCTGTGCTATCGCCACCTACTGCACTTTCAACTATAGTGTTTGTGCTACTATTATCAGAAATGCTGTCATACGTACCATCAACTTGTCTTTCATCAGCAGTTCTTGTAGTAGGAAATTGTCTTGACGTTCCTGGCCATATTATACGAACAGTACCAGGACCTCCATTTTGTCCTGCACCTAAACTGGGATTACCTATACGAGAAGTACCACCACCTCCACCGCCATAGTCGCCGCCTATACCGTTTTGTCCGTCTTCTCCGCTAGAACCTCCGCCACCGTCATTATAAAGCGTTCCTCCAACACCATTTGATCCTTGGCCTTTATTGCCAACTCCACCTCCACCAGATGTAGAATTGTTATTTGTGATAGAAGCACCAGCACCACCTCCACCTCCACCAAATCCATTACTTGCTTGTCCAAAGCTGTTACCGTTTGATCCTGCACCACCGTCGCCTGCATATCCAGAAGCACCACCACCGCCTCCTCCTCTTGCTGAAGCACCTGACCCGCCTGAGCCTCCATAATAATATGTGTCACCTACAGGACTTGAATAATTACCACCTTGGCCGCCTGAAGTGATAC